AATAATTTCTCCAACGTCTCTAGCTGCTAATAACGCATTTTCAGAATCAGATTTTTGTTTTTTCGTTCTGTCAATGTCTTTTATTTTCATCATCATTTCTAGATTACCCTCGACAGGAACATATCCCTCAGGGTTGTCTAAAATTTCTGATTTTGTTACAAACCTAGATTCACTCTGTTGAACACCATCTATAATAGGGTAAGCTCTAACTAAAGACTCTTCTTTACCCACAGGTAAATATCTTAATTCTCCATTAGTATTCATAGCAGTTAAAATATCTCCTTGTGGAGCATAAGCTACACTTTGTGTTTCTGTATCAAAAACTTTTACAGGTTTACCTGCCTTTTCAGCATCAGGAACTGGAACAAATCTCAACTCTGATGGGTTTTTTGTTGAGTATACAGTTTGAATACTTTCTTCATCTCGGAAAATTATATTACCAGTGTCTTGATCTAATACTTTTTTAGAAGATGAAAATTTTCTATCTTTTAGTTTTTCTTCTTTTGCTTCTTCTCTAGCTTTTTCTTGTAAGTCTATTTGTTTAATAGCTAATTGTGTTTGAGGTAATGTTTCCATACCTTTACCAATATTTCTAAATACAGAACCTAGCTGACTTTCACCAGGCATTGTTCTAGCTTGTAGTAATGCGGAAGTAATAGGAGTAAGAAGTAAATTTCTTTTTTCTACTTTAGAGAAACCCCCCACGTTAAATTTTTTAATGGGTAATTTTTTTTCAGTTTTTTTTAAGTATACCTCTCTAAATAAAGGTCTTAATAAAACTTTATTCATTTAAACCTGCCCTGTTCCTGAGAATGCTTGAAAAGCTCCTAGACCTGTCCCTATTGATTGTGCTAGTGGTGCTGCCCCCGGTGCAGTTCCCATTGTAATTGAAGATTGCGATGTTGGTCCTGCAGCATATATATTTTTTAAGAATTCTGCTCTTTGGTAAGGTTCGTATTGTTGTGCTAAAGTTGATTGTCTCTTAGAATCTAAAGCTTGTTGAGCTAGTTGTCTTTCCAAACCTCCAGCGGCCATCATTTGCTGTACATCTGATTGAGCCATGTCCTGTTGTTGTCCACCAAGGACTCCTAATAATTGTCCACCTTGTAAACCAACTCTTTGTTGATTTTGTGCAGCACTTAATGCTGTGTTAAATCCTTGAGCTTGTGCTTGGCCCATCGCTGATAAAGTTCTTCCCTGTAATTCTGCTTGCTGAACACCTTCTCTACCTCCACCAAAAGCTCCAGATCCTATTGCTTGAGCGCCCAATTGGTTTTGCATCATTTGTCCTTGTCTTCCAATTTCGTTTGTTACATAAGATTGATAAGGATTTAAATATTGAGATATTTGTTGAGAACCTACTGGAGTCATTGCTCCTTGTACTCCTGCTATACCTTGACCAACTGCACCACTTCCTACACCTGTTTGGCCCGCTGCAGTAATTCCTTGTCTTTCTAAAGCACCTAATCCTGCTACTTGGTAATCTGGTAGATTAATTGGGTTTTGCGCTACTTGTCTAGCAATATCCATCATCTCCAGTTTTCGTTCTTCTATTCCTGGTGCCTCTCTAACAAACTGTGTTTGTGATGAAGGAGTAGATTGTGGTTGTCCTCCTCCTCCTCCAAATAATCCGCCTATAAAACTCATTTACTTATCCATTTCTCTAGTTGTACATGCTTCTTTTGCCATCCCCATTTCTTGGAAACTTTTTCCCAGCCTGGTCTAGCCCAAAGACATAAACGTTTACAATCGTTACCTTGTGCAAACTTTGTTATTGTATCAACAAATTGATCTTCCCATAAGTCCCTTCTTTTTCCTGTACAGATAACAATCTCTAATTGATTAAAATTTGGCATTTCTGATATTCTTGTAACCCCAACACCAAATACTTTGTTTTCTTCTAATTCATCTGAGCCAAACATAATAAAACACTGCATCATATCTTTTTTTAAAAGATCATATATATGTTTTGGATCTGCATATTCTCCTGAGTATTTTAAAGCTTCTTTAATCATAAATTCTGATAATGGCCAAAACCTTTCAACATCTTTTGGTTGAATAGATAGGACGTTTACTAATGGTTTAATTTTTTTCTTTGTTTGTTTCATTATTATCCTTAATTAAATCAAACACTCTTTTATATTTCTTTTGTTGGTCGTAAAAATATTGAGCACCTTTTTCTCTCATATCTTTCATACTCTTTGGATTTGCTCCAGCTATAATTCCAGCACCTAATACCCCATCTGCACGTGTTACAAATTCTCCATCAGCTAATTGTGCTAACATAGTATCTTCGTCTTTGTCTCCTACACCTGCTCCATCTTCAACATAACCTGATGCTCTAACATAATTGTTTGCATCGTTTTCATTATGAGAAACTTTTGAGGGAAGATAGTTAATACCACCTTCATTAAATTTTTTAATTTCAGCTAAGCCGCCTGTTTTTAATCTTGTTCTAGAAATTTCATAAGGACCCATTCTTTCTACATCATCTGGTCTATTTGCTTCTGGTATATAAACTTTTTCATATTTTTTTTCTTGTCCTGTAGCTGGGTCAATATAAGAGTAACCTGGTTGATTTGCAGCATAATCAGCGTAAGCTAAATTATAGGTTGGTTGAAATTGATCTATAGGTTGTTGTTCAAATGCTCCAGACATGTAAGCTAAACCACCTGCTGCAATTCCTGCTTTTGTAGGATCAAATTCAAACTCTCCTGTAAATTCACCATTAACCATTCTTTTTCTTTGTAATAGTTTTTGAAACATATTTCTTTTTACTTCTTCTTCACTTTCTTTTTGAGTTGCTTGTTTAAAAATAGTACTACTATTCGCTGCTGATAGTTGGGGTAAAAAAGTTGGCGCTGTTTTAGAAAATGCTGCAAAAGATTCTGGTGCAAGTCCTTTTAAACCTGCTTGACCACCATAATAACCTAAAGCTGCTCCTGTAGCACCTCCAAGTAATCTTTGGATTCCTGAACCACCCGCGTCTTTACTTGATCTGTATCCTTTATAACCACCGTAAGCGGCTAGTGCATAGGGTAAATATTGAATGGGCATTAATTAAATTCTCCTTTTAAGATCTTAAGCCTGAATAATACCACCTTAGTCAGCTAGTTTCAACTCATCTCTAAAACAACCTTCGTACTGATGTTCCCCGACATGGATAATTGGGTCGTTAACATAAACATAACAAGTACCTCCAATATCTTTCCAAAGCTTACAAAAAGAAAAATCTTCACCCAGATAAGTCTTAGTTTCGGGATCATGTATACAATCAAAAAAGTTCCATAAATTAGGTCTATCTACATATTCACCGTTTATTACTGTCTTTTGGACTATGTTTTTATCTGGATACTTCTCTATCATTTTGTCAAAAACACTTCTGTTAATTAACATACATCCTGTAGGACAATGTGTAACTTCCATAACACCGTTATCTAAAGTTATATTATTACCGTCTGCTACTTTCATTGGGTAAGTATTTAAAAATCTATGGATGTCTCCAGCACTTTTAACTTCACCATCATTAAATTTTTTATAAAGTTTATCCCACATCATTGTTTTAAGAGGGTATGGAATAGATATTAATTCTTTATTTAAATCTAACATTTTTAAAATAGATTCTGCTCTAAAATATATGTCTGAATCTACGAATAACATATGCGTGCAGCTAGATTCTAAAAAAGCGGAAACACATAAGTTTCTTCCTTGAGTAACTAAAGAAGATTTTAGTAAAGTAAATGTAATTTTTATTCCATTTTTTATACATAATTGTTGTAGTTCCAGTAATGCTTGTGTGTAATGCATAGTAACGTCACTATGACAAGGTGTGCAAATCATTATATTATAAGGTGATTTAATTATTTTTTTATTATCTTTTTGTCCGGTGTCCGGTTTCCACATAGGAAGAGTGGCTTTTTCGTATGGTGTTACCTCTATTTCTTTAAGAGTTTGATAAGTATCTTCATTTACTATTTCTTTCATCTAGTGCTCCTTTCAAAAAGTTTGTCCACTCCATACCCTTTTTTTCCCAGTTATAAAATCTTTTATAAAACTTTTGTTGCTCCTCCAAATGTTCTTGCATAAAACCTTCGTGCAAATAAGATGCTGCAACATCAATTGCTGCTCCTGTATCTTTAGCCATTTGTTCATAATTTTTTGAGTAATTAATATACACAGGCCACTCTGCACAAGTTTCATACAAAGCTCCAAAATTATTTGTGATGACATGTACTCCAGAGGCTAAAGCTTCTAAAGCTGATGCACAAGAAGTTTCTTCAAATATACTTGGATATACAAACATATCGTAATTAGGCATCATTTCTTTTATGTATTCATGTGGTTTATAACCAATATAATTAACGTTAGGTAATTTCTTAGCTTGTTCGTATAACCCTTCAAAATCTTTTTCTGAATTATCTGAAAACTCAGATCCGTATACTTTACAAGAACTGTACACATCTAAGATTATGTTGGGATTTTCAACTTCCTGCATTGCACGCAATAAAACATTTAAACCTCTCCAAGGAGTGCAGTGATGTATTAATTTAATAGGAGTTCCTCTTTTATAAATTTTTCTAATTGGAAAATATTCTATACCATTTTTAATTACTAATGATCTTTCTGTCGGTATGTCGAATACCATTCTAAATTTTTCATAATTCCAATGACTATTAAACACATACCAATCATATTCTTTGTGTCTTTCTTTGTTATTAAAAAACTCTTGAAGATTAGGTTGATCCCAAGAATTTTTTTGCCAAAGGATGTTTAATTTGTTTGGATCTAGGGGGACTTTACCTGGAATAGATGTGCAAATTTGTACTTGATCTAATAATTCTTTTGAAACATGCTTCTCGAGCATCTCCATCTGTAGCTCGGTAGCACCGCGTGGTTTCATTATTTTTTAGTCAGTGCACCCATAGAAACTTTAGTAACTTTAATTTCAAGGTCTTGTCTAAAGTCATCCACAGTAGTATCAGTATTGGCATCAGCAACATCGTTATCAAAATCAGTTTTACTAGCATATACTTTGCCTGTTCTTTTGTGTTTAATAATTTCTTTTGCTGTAGCTGGTATTTTTGTTAAATCAGTCATAGTTTTTTATACTATTAAAAATTAATTCTGTCTAGCCTTTTCCTTGCCCCTTGTAGCGCTTAAGACGTTTCTGTCTTTTCTCATCCTTATTGAGAGATTTCTTGTGTTTTCTAGAACCTCTTTTCTTAGGTTTATCTCGTTCATGGTGTTCTTTAAATTTTTTAGCCATTATTTTTTAAAGATTTTATTGCCAATTACTAATATATCGATATTAGAATCATTGAAAAATTTTTTAGCGTCTTTAATATCAGACATTATTGGTTTTCCGTTAATATTAAAACTTGTGTTCAACACAATAGGGCATCCCGTTTTTTTGTAAAATTCATTAATTAAATTATAGTATACTTTATTTGCTTTATCTACACTTTGATATCTACATGTTCCATCTATATGGGTTATACTTTTTAAATTTTCATTATTAACACTACCTACATAAAGCATAAAAGGGTTTTCAATATCAGTATTAAAATATTCTTTAACATGTTCTTTTAATATTGATGCACCAAAAGGTCTATAAGTTTCTCTTTTTTTAATTTGGTTAATTATATTTGTTCCATTTTTTATTAAAGGATTAAATAGTAAAGACCTATTTCCTAAAGCCCTAGGACCTATTTCTCCGTTACCTTGATACCAAGCAACGATACACCCTTGTTTTAAATATTCCGCAGTCTCTTTAAAAGTTTTTTCATCTGGCTTAGTTAAAGGTTCTTCGTCAGATTGAACGTATGGAAAATTATTTAATTTAAATTTTGGTAAATTATTTTTAACTCTTAAATACTCTAAGGCTCCTAATGAAAGACCCTCATCATTACAATGGGGAGGTATAATTAAATTTTTAAATTTATTTTTAAGAGCAGTATTCCATATAACATTCTGAGCAACACCACCTGAGTAAGATATATAGGCATCATAATCTTTATTGGTTACTTCTTCAAAAAAATTAATTAATATATCTGATACTTTATCGTGGACTGTTCTTATCCAATCTAAAGGTTGCATTTCTGCTAACAATAGATTTTCTTTATGCTCAATGTAGTTATTAAAATTAAATAATTTATCTATAGAATAGATATCGTAATTTAAAAACTTTTTAAATTCCGGTAAAATATTTCCATAAGATTGAAGACCCATTAACTTTCCTGCAATATCATAAACTTGTTGTGAATTTATTTTAAAAGTTTTACCTACATTAGCCATAGCTAATCCTAAAGATCCATTTTTGTCTGTGTAGCCTCTTTTATGTATTTTGTCATTTATAATAACAGTCCATGTGTTATTAGCATCCCCAAAACCATCAATTATAATTTCGTATTTTGGTCTTGTTTTATATAATGGCCAACAACTTAAAGCATGGCCAAGATGGTGGTTTATTCTACAAACTTTACTTTCTATAGGTAGGTGTTTGAAATCGGTAGCTGGATAAAATTCTTCGTTATCTAAAGGTAAATTATAAATCCAAGGGTCTACAACAATAGCTATCTCATCTATTTCACTAGACTTAATATTAAATTTTTTTTCTAAATCTGTTTGCCATTCAAATAAGTTATTATATGCGTGATGTTTTTGTTTGTATAATCTTTCGGTTTTAAGATAACTAACTTTTTCTCCATCGTATAGAGAGAAGTTACTGTCATGCTCACATAGCCTTAAACCCAACAGTTTTTTAGCCACTATATATCTTCTCTATTTATTTCTAATAAGGATGCCACAGCATGTAATTCATTAGCATCCGATGCGGTAACTTTTAATATCTCATTTTCTAATAATATCAAAGGTTCTGTTAATAATTGTTCAGTAGTATTAGAAGCTATTGACTTAACATTAAATAAACTAAATACAGCACTTGCTACATTAGTCAATGTTACAGTTATTGTTGCTGCACTTCCAGCATCATTTGATATTAATAAAGATTTTACAATTGCTCTAGAATTACTAGGTGTTGTATATAAAGTTGTAGCATTTGTTGTAGTTAAATCTACTTTTGCATTTGTATATATATTAGCCATTAAACCAAGCGAACCTCTCTACTTCTTGTTTTAAATCTTCTTGAAAAGAACTATTTAATTGATTCTTCATTGTCTCTAATGATTGAAGAAGTTGTTGTTGATTTTGTGGATCATAATCTGGAGTAGGTTCTGGAATAAAATTAGTTATTTTAGCCATTATCTTTTGCCATCGGGTTGTACATCTGCTCTAAAAGTTCCATATCTCCAGGACTCTCCGCTAGATATATTCTGTATTTTTAAACTAGCTGCTCTCCCCCTAGCTCTAGTATCTATCTTTTGAGTGCTTGAAGTTACCGAGAAAGGCCCCAAAGAAGAACTAACAGCTGTATCTGATGGGTAATCTTTTAATAAAATAGTAACTGTAGCAGTTCCATTTAATCTTTGGAAATCAGGAATAAATCTTCTAACTTTTGTAAAAAATTCTCCATCACCTTCTGCATGTATCATAAAATCTCCAGTTTCGATAAAAGATGAAATTGTTGTAGTTACTCCATTTTCTAATTGATCTACTCCAGTTTCATGTGTCCAAAATGTAGCAGAACCAGAGGTATTTGTCACTCCCTGTATAACAGGAAAAGTAGGAACTCCTGCATCATAAAAAGAAGTTGCATAAGGTTTATCAAATAAATGAGCATCGTAAAAAGATGTTCTAGCTAAAGAACTTGTGTACCAAACTTTTTCTAAGTAATTGTATGTAACACATCTATCTATTTCAGCAGATGTACTTGAGGGATAGAACCAATTAATTTCATTAAATAAAGAATTATGACTAGCGTATACTAATCTTCCAGCATCATAATTAAACCCTAAGTCTCCTGGATTAGTTGTATTAAATACAAAATCTTCTACTGAACAAGGTATTTTAACAACCGTTCCGTTGTAAGCGTTAAAAGAACCTGAATCATCCATCCAATAAACAACACCGTCTACAAAAACAATACTATGAGGACTCATTAAACCGCAATTAGACCCCACCTTTCTAATACTAAAAGTAAAAGGTGTTCCAACATATTGCATAGTATAAGCAGCAGTATCCGTTAAAACTAAAATATAATCTTTTGCTCTTATTGCACCTACAATATTTGTTCCATCATCTATTCTAAAGGTACCCGCTGTGTTAACAGAAGTTGGTTGATAATCACTAAAGTCTTCTTGATCAGAAAATCTTATTAACATTGGGTCAAAACTTGCAGTATCTCCAATTGTTGCTTCTGTCCCTAAATGTATAAAATGTCTATCTGTATCAGATACTGTTGAAGTAATAGTTCTAGTAGGAGCTCCTGACATAATAGTTGCTCGAAGAGATAAAGCATTATTGTTATTGCTTATAGGTTGCCATGTAAAAGTTCTTCCGTTTAATATAGTAGCTGTTAATATTTGTCCAAAATTATCTAAAGCCCAATCAGCAGGTTGTAATCTAATAGTAGAAGATAATGAAGCTGAACCCCATCCTGTAAAATATTCTACTCCCGCTAAAGTAGCATGAGCTGATCGTGTTCCAGCCACTGCTCTTGTAATTCCTGTAAGATCATTAGTTGAAATACCTGTATAGGAAATAAATTCTGCTCCAACTTTAATTACTCCCGTTGTAGGAAAACCTGCGGTAGAAGTAAGTGTAATAGAAGTTCCCGAACCTCCAGTACCTGCGGTGTTGTCTTGTAATAATCCGTTTAAAGTTGTAGTAAGTCCAGATGCTCCTCCGTAAGATGCTGTACCAAACCCAAAGCCAAATGTTTGTCCGATAGGTCCTACTTTCACATATCTGTTTATAGTACATGCACCTGACGCTGCAACAGTAGTTCCAGCATTAGTTGCCATAGTTATTGTAAATGTATTAATTGTTGCACTGGTTACTTCAAAAGTTTGATCAGTAAAATTAGCCGCGGTGTACCCTGCACCAACTGGTGGGGTTACACTTGTAAAAGTAAAGTAGTCTCCGGCAATCATATTATGCCCTGTTAGGTTTACGGTGACCGTTGGCGAGGTGTTAGCTGTAGTAAACGTTCCTCCAGTTTGCGCTGTCTCTAATGGAGTAATATCATAAAAAGCTCCTCCATAATAAAGATATAATCCTCTTTGAGACCCAAGTGCTACATATCTATTTCCGTCTAAATCTGCCCATTGGTGTTGTGCTCTTACGGCACCGGCTAAGGTATCTGAAGTAATAGAAGACCATCCTCCTATTTTTTCAGGGAAGCCATAACGAAATCTTATAAAATCTCCGTCTACATATTGCCCTTCAGCAGCAGTATCTGTAATTTGCTTGTTAAACCCCGGTTTTATAGTAATTAAATTTAAAGGCATGTTAAATTATACCACAATTTTTACGTTTAGAATATTCGCTACTTAGTTTCTATATTTTGACCTATTTCACTAGTAAGTTTAGAAGTTTTACTATCAAATTTTTTGTTACATTCTATTGCTAATGAAACAAACGTATTAGTACAATGTTTCAAAGATTCAGAGGGTAATAATATTTTTTTCTTTTCCTTAATTATTTCAATCTCTTCGTCAGTAAATACTATTTCTCCTGAACCATATTTATCATTTAATTGATTAATTTTCATAAATTTTCCTATTCAATGCTTTTTGCGGTATCCTCTGACATACCCCAAAAAGGTCTTGTGTCTAAATAACGATCTGCATTCTTACCATTTTTATTTACATAATGCAAGAAAGCTTGTATACAAAAGTCTCCTTGAAACTCTTCTCGGTAATGTGGCAGCTGTCGTCCAAGATATATTACTGCTTCACCTTTATCTAGATGTATTGGTTCTCCATTTATATATATTGGCCATGGTGTGTTATCACTATTAATATTTAACGTCACACTAATTTCACAAGAACGTCTATCTACGTGATTTGATAAAGAAGAAAATTTCGTATAGCATCTCCAAAAAGCATAAGTTGGTAACAGTTCTGTACCAGTTTCTTTTTCCATAAGTGGCAATTGTTTAAGCATCAAAGACTCCATAACCAGATCTCCATAAAACTTAGAATCTGGTATCCCCATTTCTTTTGAGTGATCAAAATTTGTAATATTTGTTCTATGCCTAATTTCACAATAATTACTTAGTAATTTTACCTCATCCTCAGATAAAAAATTTTTTATTTTTTTATAAGTAAAATCTTTTCCTATAATGCCCATGCTACTACCGAATACCTTTCTCCTTTAGTCACAGGCATAACACAATGAGGGTATAAATAATTGCTAGGCCATATTATCATTCTATTTTCTTTCTTTTCAATTGTTGTAATTTTTTCTGAGTTAGGGTACTTAAAACATAAATCTCCTCCCTCGTAATTATCATTAACCATAAATATACAACTATATTGTCTTGGAATTCTTGGGTTATGATCTGTATGAAATTTGTAATGTCCTCCTTTTCCATATTTTAAAACTTGTATATCATCAACAATAAATTCACTATTGAGATTATGAAAATAGTTATAATTAACTATGCAAGTTTTTAAATGTTTTATTAAATAATTACACCATAAAACTTCAGTGTAAGAATTTGTCTTAATATTACGTAAGGCCCAAGTACCTACTTTTCTTACATCTTCATCAAGGAGAGCTTTGTCAGTACCTATTATTGTTGCCCCTTCAAATTTATCATAACTCTTACATATTTTTTTAAAAGAATCTAAAGTTTTTTTTGGAATAACATCATTAAAAACTGTAATATATTTATGTAAATCAAAATCTACTTCCATGATTTTTTCTTCCAAAATATTTTTTTATAGTTATGTACTATGTGTTTGATCATAAAGAATCTATCTTCTAGATATTTTTTGTCACTTTTGGGTTTAATTTTCATTATCCAGTTCTCTCTTTTAAAAGGTATGCATTGAACATAAGGAGTCCCTCTTTCAATAATAGTATCCAATATTTCATACTTATCCCCATTAATCACAATTGGAAAATTTACTTCATTTTTAAAAGTATCTGTATCAACTATACCAGCAATAATTGAAAAACGAGTATCTGTATTATTTAAAGGTGGAACAAAGAGAGTAGAGTATCCAGGTGGTGTTGTTATTATCCATGGATTTAAAATCTTATGAAAAGCTAAATTTTTATTCTTACTTACTAAAGGACTTCCAGCTAGTTGGTCGGTACCATGAAATTCTGGTTTACCTTGATAATTAATATTTATTCTTTCAGCAAGGCTATTCATCATTTGTTGAGCTGAATCAAAACCAGCTTTTTTCTCTCC